TTCACATCTTCTAATGTCGTTAAATCACTAAGAAAAGAATATGGCGACGATTCTTTTGAGTTCGAGATAAGAAAAACGTTCAAAGATGCTAAAGATTCTATAGAATGGGAACATAAAGTTTTAAGAAGATTGAAAATTAGAGAAACCAATAATGTGTGGTTAAACAAACACGACGGTCGTGCTGTCATCTTTACAGAAGAAGTTAAAAGCAATATAAGTAAAACCAGAACAGGACAACACGTAGGTGAAAAGAATCCTATGTATGGAAGAAAAAGACCAGATACTGTAGAGTTCAATAAAAGACCGGACATAATAGAAAAAAGAAGACAAAAAGCACTGACCAACAATCCTATGAAAGGAACAAAATGGTCAGAGGAAAGAAAACGTAAAATGTCTGAAAGAATGTCTGGCGTTAATAATCCTATGCACGGAAAGATTAGACCAGAAGTTGGTGAAAACAACAAGAAGTATAAGACAAAGAGGAATATAGAAAATGTCAATACCTACTAATAGGGATGAATTTAAATACTACATTCTTCGTCGTTTAGGAGCTCCTGTAATCAATATCGATGTTGACGATGATCAAGTTTCTGATCGTATTGATGAAGCTTTGACATTCTTCTGGGACTATCACTTCGAAGGTTCAGAAAAGACATATTACAAGTATCAGGTAACTCCAACTGATATTGAAAATCAGTATATCACTCTACCATCGAACATCATTGGTGCAGTCAATCTATTCCCTGTTGGTGAATCATTGTCATCAAATAATCTGTTCAACATTCGTTATCAGATCACATTGAACGATCTATATGACTTGACTGCTACAACGATGGTACCATACTATCTTGCTATGCAGCATATTCAGTTTCTTGAACAGCTTCTAGTTGGTCAACAGCCACTTCGCTTCAATCGTTACAACAACATTCTATATCTAGATATGGCTTGGGACATTGTACAACCAGGAAGCTTCTTAATCGTTGAAGCATATCAGATCATTGATCCAAACGTATATGGTGGAGTATGGTCAGATCGTTGGTTGACACAATATGCTGCTGCACTAGTCAAGCGTCAATGGGGCGACAACTTAACGAAGTATACAGGTATCAATCTACCAGGTGGAAACAAGTTTAACGGTGATAAGATCAGAGATGATGCACAAAAAGAGATTGATAGGCTAGAACAAGAGATGTATACCACTTGGAGTCTTCCTGTTGGAGACATGATCGGTTAGAAAATACACTTTTATAAATACTCTAGAGATAGCATCAAAGGAGTATTTTATGAAGTATGGTTTCGTTTACATTTGGTTTGATCGTAAGCACAAAAGATATTACATTGGTTCTCATTGGGGAACCGAAGATGATGGATATATCTGTTCTTCAACTTGGATGAGAAACTCCTACAATAGGAGATACGAAGACTTCAAAAGAAGAATAATCTCACGCATCTATACCAATAGACAAGACCTTCTAGATGAAGAATATCGTTGGCTTTCTATGATAAAGAAAGAAGAGTTGAAAACACGATATTATAACTTTTCTAATCATAGACAAGGTCACTGGACTGAAGGCAAAACAACAACCACAAAGCAGCGCATTTCTGAAAAAACCAAAGAAGCAATGCAAAGATCAGAAGTTCGCGAAAAGTATCTGAAAGGTTTGTCTATTCGTGATAATGGATCTTCAAGACCTGAAGTGAGAGATAAAAGAAGATTGTCTATGATAGGCAAAAACAAGGGTAAAGTTCGCACCGAAGCAGAGAAAGCGCATCTTAGAGAAATAAATACTGGCAAAAAGATGTCAGAAGAAACAAAGAGTAAGATAGCAGCCAAGTCTTATTTCAAAGTTGACAAGTGTATTCATTGTGGAACAGAAGCAAATGTAGCAACTTTAGGTAGGTATCATAATGGTAGATGTAAATATATTGCAGCACATTACTGATTATATACAAGTTGGTGGACAAGTCAATAGATATTCTCGTATAAATATAGAAAATATCAAAGGAAAAGACCTTGCCCACCAACTTCTTCTTCAGGAACAGCGATTACAATCCTGAGCAGAATCTGCTACAGAATCTAGCAGACGAAATGATTCAGATTTTTGGTATCGATTGCTATTATCTTCCGAGAACAACAAACTATATTGATAAGTTATTTGATGAAGCACCAACGTCTTCATTCAACGTGGCTATTCCACTTGAAATGTATATTAATGATTATGAAGGTTTCCAAGGTGAAGGCGATCTACTCAGCAAGTTCGGGCTAAACGTAGCAGACAAACTTACACTATCGGTGAGTCGTCGTAGGTTCGCACAAGACATCGGTAGCATATACAACTTGATTCGCCCACAAGAAGGTGATCTTGTTTACTTTCCATTCACAACTGGTATTTTTGAAATCAAGTTCGTTGAACATGAAAGATCCTTCTACCAGACTGGATCGCTACAATACTTTGAGTTGCAGCTAGAGAAGTTCAACTACGATTCGGAACAGTTCAACACTGGCATCGCAAATATCGATTCGATCCAGCAGAACTATTCAGTGGCAGACAGTAACTTCTGGTATCTCACCGAAGCAAGTTACGATCTTATTACCGAAGCTGGTTATGATATTGTCAACGAAACTTTTGTTCTAGATGAAATCGATCCGACAACACAGAATGAAGAGTTTGTAGCTTTGGCAAATACCTTCGTGGACTGGTCGGTTACTAATCCATTTGGGAACGACATTTAGATTTTGTGCTTTCTAGCAAAGTGCATAGGAAAGCCACATCTGGCCATTTCTTTTCTACACAAAACACAAGAGACTCTATGTTTGTTTCTATCTGCCGAAGCTGCTTTCCATTCGTCTGTGCATCTTGCCTTTGCTTTTTCTGACAAACGTTCGCGTAGTTCTTGATTATTCATTGCTTCTTTTGTTTCTATAGATATACTATTCTTTTCGTCATTTGTTCTAGAAACTTTATATCTATCGTTTTCCTCTCGTGATTTGGGATTTACTCTATATTTCATAAATCTTTTTCTGCAATTTTCCTTTTCTTCTTCTGATTTATTAGACCATCTGATTGAAGCTTCGCTTGACATCTTAGACAATCTTTCCGCAGTAAAACTATTTCTTTGGTTTTGTTTTGTTTTTTCTGAAAGTTTATAACCACCAGAATTTCTCCAACGAATGTTGGATATCGCTTCATTGATATACATAGGATTTACATCTACATTGAAGTGTTTGTGTAGATAAGATTCGTGATTTATAGCAGATTCTCTTGTATCAAATATTTTTATGATTTTGGTTTTGAAAAATGAAGGATTTCGCTTCATCTCTTCAATCCAAACTTTCTTGTGTTTTTTTGATGTAACGGTTCCATGATATCCTCTATTGATTTTGGATATCGTGCTGTAACCGATATAGAACGGAGGAAGTTTGTTGCCAATATAAATAGTAATATATGTACAATACATGCTGGAATCTCCTAAGTTTCTAGAGTAGATGGGTTTCGGCCAAGTCACCGCGATCTACAACTATATTTATATAAACCGATTCGGGAGAAGTATTATTTTTGGCAACAACTTTTATTTTGGCAGTATCAGAAAGTATATTGTTCTGTTTGGTTCGTTGTTCAATGATATTCTCATTGATCGCGTCAATGAAGCAGGAGATGCTGTTGATACACTGAAAGTGCCACTATCATATGGTCCAAAAGATCGTTATCTCGTTCGACTTCAAGAGAACCCAGACTTGCTACGCCAGGTCAATCAGGTTCTACCTAGAATGTCTTTTGAAATCAAAAGTGTTGAATACGATTCATCGCGTAAGTTAAACACCATTGGCAAAAATAGAAATCTGACCAATGCTTCGAATGTTCTTGAATATCAGTACAATCCTGTTCCGTACAACTTTAACATCGATCTATCGATTCTTGCTAGAAACGCCGATGATGCTTGTCGCATTGTTGAACAGATTTTGCCATTCTTCAAGCCAGAGTGGACAACAGCAATCAATCTCATTCCAGAAATGGGTATCGTGATGGATATTCCTGTTGTTTTAAAAAACATTCAGTATGAAGATACTTACGAAGCCAGTTTCAATGACCGGTATGCTATCATCTGGGAACTTCAGTTCGTTCTCAAAGGCTATATCTTTGGTCCAATCTCAACACAGGGCGTCATCAATACTGTTGATATCAACTTCCGTGTATCTGGTGATAACGATACTTTTGTTGGCACAATCAGTAACGGCAGTAACACAATCTTTACAAATGCCGATATTGATGCTATCGATGTTGGTTCTAGGATTACAGCAAACGTTCAAGGATTGCCAGCAAATACAACAGTAACCGCGGTAAATACGACATCGGTTTCACTTAGCAACATATATACTGGTTTAAACTCTAACGTAACCTTTACAACTTCTGGCAACTCTCCTATTGCAGAATATGTACAGATTACTCCTGGTCTGGATGCGAATGGAAATCCAACAAGCAATGCTTCCATTTCTATTCCTGTATCAGAGATTGAAGCTAACAGCAACTATGGTTACATAAAAGATTGGTTTACAAACATCGGGTGATCTATGAACATAGCGAATAATCAAATCATTTCACAAAAACTAGGCCTTAGCCCAATGAATGACTCGGTTGGGTTTCCGACAAAGAAGTTGCCTACACAGGCTATTCTTGTTCAAGACGAAACGCAAACCAATGCAGAGAACGATTACGACTTTGCACGTAAGAATCTTTATGACATCATCGAAGCTGGTCAGGAAGCACTCACCGACATGCTGGAGTTCGCAAAGCAGTCTCAGTCGGCATCTGCATACGAAGTTGTTGGTACGCTGGTAAACGGCTTGGTGACAGCTAACCAGAAGCTTTTGAATCTAAGCAAGCAAGTCAAAGAGATCCAGAAGATGGACAAAACACCAGAAGAAGCAGAAAAGACTACTGGTAATGTAACTAACAACCTATTTGTGGGTTCTACAGCAGAACTTCATAAGTTGCTTAGAGGAGATTAAAACATAAGTATTATGTGGTTCACGAGACGGCAATCTCCAACCACTCTAACGCTAATAGGAGCATCAGCATGGAAATATTTAATCTACTTATAACCAAAAAACACAATCGTCATTATGTAATGAGGTATTACAGATATATAAAGTTGTGTCGAAAGACCTAGTAAAAAATGTTACTGGGATGGATTAAACAACAAAGTGATGAAAAAATATATTGTAGGACAACAACCTGAAGGTTGGTTATTAGGCAATCCTATGAATCCAAAGAAAAAAGTTTTAAATTGATATGTCACATTATTATAACAACAATATCAACCTCAAAGCAATAAATGTTCCTATTCAATGGGACATAGAAAAAGTCAAGGAGTTTAAAAAATGCTCCGAAGATCAAATATATTTCATTAAAACTTATTGTAAAGTTGTTCATGTTGATCACGGTCTTATGAACTTTGGTCTTTGGCCATTTCAAGAGAACATGATTAATACATTTGAACAAAATAGATTTGTAATTTCCAAAATGCCCCGTCAGGTCGGAAAAACAACAACAGTTTGTGCTTATATATTACATAAGATGCTTTTCAATCAAAATTATCAGGTTGCGATTCTTGCCAACAAAGATGCTCAAGCCCGAGAAATATTGAGTAGAGTTAAACTTATGTTTGAACATCTTCCTGATTGGATGCAACAGGGTGTTAAACGCTGGAATGAAGGTGATATTGAATTAGAAAATGGATCGAAGGCTCTTGCGTCCGCAACTGGCGGTTCTGCTGTTCGCGGTAAAACATTCTCTCTACTCGTACTTGATGAGTTTGCATTCGTTCCTAATAATATTCAAGAAGAGTTCTTCGCCTCGGTCTATCCTACAGTAACATCTGGTAAGACAACTAAAGTTATCATCACATCAACACCAAATGGGATGAATCTGTTTTATAAGTTGTGGTCGGATTCAGAACAAGGGCGCAACACCTACGTTCGCTGCTCTGTTCATTGGAGTGATGTTCCAGGAAGAGATGAGGATTTCAAAGATGAATATATCAAAAACACCAGTGAACGTCAGTGGCGACAGGAGTTTTGTTGTGAGTTTCTAGGTTCATCTAATACACTGATTGATGGCAACAAACTAGCACAACTTACGTATATTGATCCTATCCTAACAAACAATGATGTGGACATGTACGAAGATGTGGATGAGTCTCGTGTATATGCAACTGTGGTTGATACGTCTCGTGGTTCTGGTATTGACTATTCTGCTTTTATTGTTTTTGATATCACAGACGTACCGTATCGAGTAGTGGCAAAATATCGTAATAATGAAATCGAATCTCTCGTTTATCCTACAATCATCTATAACGTATCACGACATTACAATAATGCATATGTTCTAGTTGAAATCAATGACGTCGGTCAACAGGTGGTGGACATTCTACAGCACGATCTAGAATATGAAAACGTACTGTCAACAAAGACTAAAGGTCGCGCTGGCCAGAAGATCGGCGGCACTATGGGCGGTGTTCGTTTTGCTATGGGTGTTCGAACCACAACACAAGTCAAGCGTATTGGTTGTGCCAACTTTAAGAGTTTGGTTGAGAATGATAAACTGATAATCAATGACTATGATCTTCTTCAAGAAATGTATCGCTTTGTTGAACACAATGCTAAGTACCAAGCAGAAGAGGGAAGTCATGATGACCTCGTAATGTGTTGTGTTTTGTTTTCCTGGTTAGTACATCAAGACTATTTCAAAGAACTAAGCAACAACGATGCAAGACTTGAAGTTTTGGCCAACAACCAGAGACTTATTGAAGAAAATCTTGTGCCATTTGGTTATGTTGATGAAGCATGGG